CAGCATAAATGGCGGCACCTGCGGCTGCAAGTCCGAGTAGACCGAGTTGAGGAATAGCGCAAATTCCGGCCACGAGGGCTAGTGCGCCATAACCCGCAAACGTTTTATTTGAGTCGCTCATCAGGGTGCGTGTGCGTCGCCGAACGGCCACGCTTGTGTTCGCGCACTGTCCGGCGCTCCTTTCTCGTGTGAAAGTGTTGGTAGCGGGAGCGGCGGTTCAAGTTTAAGATGATGCACGGCGTTCTGATCGAGATATAGTTGTGGTCCCGGACCGCGCCGAGTACCTTCGTTATACAGACGCCGCCGCTCTTGGTAGAGTTTTGCCGATTTTCCGATGTTAGCCACTTGTGCGCTCCTTGCTAGCGGTGTAGGTCACCGTTTAGTATACCTCACCGTGTAGCACTACTTCCGCGATATGGATTCTTTTACGGCAGAAATTACTGTTGTTCCGACGAACTCAATAACCCCTGCCAGACTAGTCAGGCCGTGCACCGCAACCGCGCCGACAAATTCGAACGCGGTAGACACCCAGCCAAACTCCCAATCCACATCATTTTCTTTTTGATAGCGCATGATCACATCCGTTAATAGCGAAAACGCAGTTGAACTTCCTAATCATGGAGTTGCTGCGCTTCTGGATGAGTTTCTCAGCATTGATGTAAACAATGCCGAGTCGGTAAATGAAAAAGCAAATGTGTTACAAGCATTAGCAAGTAACAACGCTTTTCCGACGTTAGAGCCGCTTTTGCCACTAATTCTTAATTTAAACGGCAAGCCGTACACTATTAAAGATCACTACCCGTTTTCACCTTTATTCCGTTTGTTAACACCAAAAAATCAGGTGTGGTGCACCGGGCGGCAGGTCTCAAAATCAACCTCGCTCGCTGCGCACGGTGTAGTAGTCGCTAACGCGGTGCCGTTCTTTAAGACACTGTTTATCACTCCTTTGTACGAGCAGATTCGTAGGTTTAGCAACAACTATGTGCGCCCATTCATCGATCAGTCCCCGATAAAGGCGCAGTGGTGTGGAACCTCGACAGAGAATTCCGTGTTGCAGAGATCGTTTAAAAACCACTCCATGATGTTGTTTTCGTTTGCGTTACTCGACGCCGACCGCGTGCGCGGTGTGTCGGCCGACCGTGTGTGCATTGACGAAGTGCAAGACATGGACCCAGACCATGTTCCAATCATTCAAGAAACGATGTCGTATAGTAAATGGGGTACGAGTTATTACACGGGGACTCCGAAAACTTTCGACAACTTAATTTTTGGTTTGTACAAGCGATCGTCACAAGCGGAATGGTTTATACCGTGCCACTCGTGTCGTCACTGGAACATACCGGCGTTGGAACATGATCTCGACGCAATGATCGGTCCGGCGAATACGCACATCAGTGAAAAGTATCCCGGTACTGTTTGCGCGAAATGTCAAAAACCGATCAGTCCTCGGCACGGGCGCTGGGTGCACAGATATCCGGATCGCCGCTGGCAGTTTGCCGGATATCACGTACCGCAGATTATTTTGCCTCTCCACTTCTCTGATCCTGAAAAGTGGTCAACGTTGTTACTGAAACGCGAGGGTTATGGCAACATGACTCAGGCGCAGTTCTACAACGAGGTTATGGGCGAAAGCATTGACACGGGGCAAAAACTCGTCAGTGAAACTGAGTTAAAAGCCGCGTGCCTTCTGGATTGGGAGAACAAAAAAGAACCCGATCCAAAATGCTGCGAAAATCTGCATCACTACAGGCAGCGCATTCTTGCGATTGACTGGGGCGGCGGCGGCGAAGCCGGTATTAGTTTTACCGTAATCGCCGTCATGGGCTTTCGCCCCGATGGGTCAATCGACGTTTTATGGGCCAAACGGCTGCTGATTGGCGGCGACCATCTGGCCGAAGCAAAGGAATGCATGAAGTGGTCGAAACACTTCAAATGCGACTTTGTTGCCCATGACTACACCGGCGCAGGGACTGTGCGCGAAACTGTGATGGTGCAAGCCGGCTTTAATCTTGATCGCGTATTCGCAATGCGTTTAGTGCGGTCAGCGTCGCAGGACCTTATTGTGTACAAGGCGCCTACGCCGATTAACCATCGGGCGCATTACAGTCTCGACAAAACGCGATCGTTGCTTTACACGTGTCAGGCGATCAAACTCAAGCAGGTCCGTTTTTTCAAGTATGACTGGGCGTCACAGGACTCGCCGGGTCTGATTGCCGACTTTTTGGCGCTGGTTGAGAACAAAACAGAGTCACGGCTGGGCGGCGACATTTACACCATAACGCGCAACACGCTGCTTACCGACGACTTTGCTCAAGCCGTCAATATTGGCTGCGCGGCATTATGGAATATGCATGACGCTTGGCCTAACTTCGCGCAACTTGCCGGGATTGGAAAGATGCGCGGCGTGACCAACATTGCCGAACCAGTTACAGAAGACTGGGCCGACGACGCAATCGGTTCACGGTTCCTCGGCGGATACTGAGGCATCCTCTACTGCCTCTTCGTCATCGTCCTTATACGTGTCCCAAGAATCAAGTACGAATTTAATTTCAAGTACTTGTCCAGTTGGGCGTACGATTGCTTCAAAACCACCACTGCCGATAAACTGGTCATCGTTTTTTGTTAATGCGTAAGTTAACGCAGACTCCGCTACCTCTTTAACTATTTTCTGGGCGCGTCGCAGAATATCTGTATCTGTTGCACCGCGTTCGACCATTGGATAAGCCCAACCAAACTTTGACGCCCTAACAGCGCACACGATTCGGTCGAAATCGAGATGCGTTACGATGTCATAGAGCGTTTCGTAAAACAGGGCTTTTACAGCATCTGGTGTTTCAGTCGGTATTGTCATTAACGATCTCCAAGTGGTCTGGCGGGCACAGACAGGCAAGTTTACGACCGTTGTCCCAGTCGATAAAAACCTGTGTTCTGATATCAGAACCCCACGGTAACTGTACAACGTCCACAACCGTGCCGACCGCGCCTTCCGGTACCGGATCGGGGTCGTTGGGCATAAATACCAACTTCACTCGATCGCCGGGTTTGCCTTTGAATGCCATGGCATTCTGCCTTTGGTGTGACTGCTGGTTTTCAGTTGTCGGCTGCGGTGTCGGCATTCTGCTTTTTCTTTCGCTCTTCGCGCTCACGGTATGACTGCATCGCCTTCTCAGTGATTGAGAATTTGAACTCGCCATCCTCGGCGTCGAACTCGACTTCAAGAAATCCCTGCTTGACGCCGGAGTCCATGAAGTTCGAGATGATGCGCTTTTTTACCGCACGCATCATGTTGCTCATGCGTTCATCGAATTCCTTGCGGTTATTGGCGCCGATTCCCAGCACACCGCTTTCCTCGTCCTCGATATTCGAAAATTCGCGCACGATGTTTTCGAGTTCCTGCATGTCTAAGAGACCGCGCAGGTTATCCATATCCATCGCCGCTACGACGTCATCGGGCGTGGCTGCATCAGACTCTACTAACTTGCAGAGCATATAGCAACCGAACTGTCGAACAACGTTGTCTCGCAGGTCTTCCAGTGTGGTAAATTCGTGAATCGACATGTTTCCCTCAGACAGTTTCACAAACCTTGGCCGCCGCAATCGCCGCATCATACGCGCCGCGGGCAATAATACGAGCCCGGGCCGCCTCGCGCTGCTTTTCCAGATGCGCGGCGTACTCCGCATCTGTGTTGACCAGCGCCTCAGCCGACGAAAAGGAGTGCGGCTTTCCGGTCATCGGATTGTCGCCGCTCTTCATGATCCGCTCGATAGCGGCGATTTTTACGTGATGCCGCGTATCTTCTAACTCCATTTCGTGCACCACCGCGTTGGCAAAAATTTCAGCCTTGGCTTCAATGGCCACAGGCAGTTCGCTAGCAAATGCGTTCATATCAGTACCTCTTTGAAATTTCAGCGTGAATTGACAGGATATCGTTCATTGCGCCACTCAACAGATGTAGCGCGTCTTGTGGGTTCTCTGCGTGCGTTAGTTCAAACATTAAGAACGCAAACAGCGTGTCGCCACAGTCGATGAGTCCTTTGTCTGTGATGCGATCACGGTACTCTCTAAATGACTCGTTTGGCTCCGGCGGCTCTAGTGGTAATAAGTCTGATGCCGGATACGCGTCATACACTAGTCTTGGGCTAATTTTGGTTGTGCGCGTATTTTCCATTTTCTAGAATCTGGAATTCGCAATTCGCGAATTCCGAAAGTGGCTGAGAAGAAACAACTTAGGCAGCAAACCGGAGACGCACCGGTTGCGATAGATTTTCGGCCTGTCCGTTGATTCGCCAATTAAACACGCGCTCTGCGTATTTATCGCAAGAGCCGGTGGTCGGATTCGAACCGACGACAGGCAGTTTACAAAACTGCTACTCTACCAACTGAGTTACACCGGCCAGTAATATGGCAAATCAATCGGCTCAGCCCACCCAAATTTTGAGTAGTGGCGAAAATCTTTGCGCAGCAGATTGCTTCTATGCGCTTCATGAAATCTTTTCTGTTTGAACCACGGCGGGTACGGATTGTCGCGTTTTGTTTGCCGCAGTTTGTCGTAAGCCGCAAGAAATTCTGGTAGTAGGTTGTCGTTAAACCCGCGCTGAATCCACTCTTGGCAGACAACAATACTGTATACCAGCAACGCCAATTCGTTTCCAGCCCACATTCTAACGGCCGGATGATTGCGCCACCGCGATTTTGCCGGATCGTGCTCGCCTATCTTCACGCCGAGCGCCAGAAGAATTTGTTTACATTCGACGCGCTGTTTTCCAAGGCGTTTATTGTCTAGGCAGCGCGCAGATAGTCTAAAGTTCGCTTTTGGTAGAAACGTCTGCATTCCTTATTCGTCGTCTGCTGACTCGTCATCGTCAAAATCTTCTTCGTACGCCGGCTCGTCTGGGTCGTACTCTTCCTGCTCGTCTTCGTCCCAGTCGTCAAACTCGTCGGCATAGTCTTCGTCTTCTTCACTTTCATCTTCGTCATCGTCGTCGATGTCGTAGTAGTTGTATTTAGGTCCAACAACCTCGTCATCGTCTTCTTCGTCTTCGTCGTCGTCGTTTACGAACTGCCACTCCTCCTCGATGAAGTCGTCATCAAGGCCGTCATCGGATCGGGAGAATATGCTGTGATAATCCATACATTAACCTGTGGCGGTTCTTTGCTCTGTATCCGGCATCAACAAGTATTGATCAGCCCACGACGTACTGACAAGCACCCCAAGCATACTGTGAATTCGCTCTTCGCCCGCAAACACCCCGACGGATGAAAGCAATTCTGTTATTTTAATCCAGTTCGGGGGCGAGACTTTGCTATCACTAAAATAACGATCTATGGCGCGTTTGTTCAACCAGTAGTTTTCGCGCCAGCGTAAAACGTAGTTTGATGGTTGGTCTTTGCGCCGGGGGCGCGGCAAAACGGCTATTTTTCCCGCGGCTACCGCTGCGCGCAATTCTAGCATGAGCGCAACGTGAGCCGTATCCGCCCCGAAGAGGTTTTGTCTTGCATACTCAAAACTGAACGACGATCCGTAAGTATCTGTCAACCACATCTGCACGTCAGCCAGTACGGCATTGAATAAGTTGTTTGCATGGGCGGCGATCGTCATTCGGTTTTTAAGCGTGCGCTGCAGGTAGTTCGGCAAGATGTGTTTGAGCGCAGACACGTCGGTCGCCGGCGGTGGCGCAGTACCGCTAATCGTCAGCCACCCGTATCCCGGTGCGATACTCGCGGCGGCATTCGATAGCCGTACGAGCAGTGCGCGGTTGTGGTACTTCGGCATGGTGTGCGAGAAAGCGCTGTCATCAAACGCGTTGGCGATGCAAACCGGCCAGTCATTAACTTCAAACAACTTGACTGCTTTTGACGCGTATAGTCCGGTGTGGCGCCTAAATTCGCACTGTAGCGCTGTCGCGATTTTTACAGCCGTATTAAAACGAGTGCCCGGAACTGCAGTTGCGAAGTTGTCTGCATTTACAACCGGCGCAATTAAATTTGCAGCAACGCTTGCAAACACGCTCCAGACGAATGCGTTTTCCGGTGTTGCCGCCAGTAGCGGGCGCAAAGTGATCGGGGCGGTTATTTCTGGCTCCGGAAAAACAATGCGTGTTTTTTGTTGCGGCAGCGCGGGGGTCGGTTCCACAACTCCGGTGGCGGTGAGGTGATACCGCCCCAGCCTAAACACCTCGGCCTTTTCGTCCCAACCGGCGAGGCTTGAAATGTTTACGATTTCCGGGGGATTTAACTGCATCGCGATTAGGTGCGCACGGGCATTCCACAACCGATCGAAAAAAAGCAGTTTGCCGGTCGGTGCGAGGACGGCAGCCGCATAGCGCAACAGCCCCAGCCGTTCGATGCGCTCAGCGTTGTCGGCGAACTGGATTTTGTCATCGCCCGCATAGATTGTGCCGACGTACATTTTCTCGTCGGTGTCTACGTAATAAACTTTTTCGATAACGATCTTTGCCGCGCAGACTTGATTACCCGAATTTGTAACCCACTCGTTGTCGCGCTCGATGACTACATTGCGTTTGTTCAGTTTGATGCTTGTCGGGTTACGCGTCGCCGAGAGTGCGCGGGCTATGAAGGCCGGCGCAAAGTTCGTTTGGTGGCGCCTGAAGAACAACTGCAGTTTTTCGGGCGGTATGCGGAGCCGTGAAATAAACGAGTAGGCCGCGGCTTCTGACGCATCTTGCAGTGTTTTATACAGCGCTGTTTGCCATGTCTGTGCGCGGTGTCTTACGTGCACCAGATACGCCAGAGATTTCTTGCCTACCGGAGAATCGCTAAGCGCCACATAACCACGGCCCCAGCACGCCTGACTTATCAGATCGGGCGAGATTGTGTAATCCTGAAATAGCCGTACCGCGCTAGGCGCAATGTTTACCCAGTTCGCGCCGCAACTCGTTGCATTTGTGCCGCGGTAACTAGCCACTATGGGGAGGGGTGGCTTGTACTGGCGCAATTGTTTGAACTGCGTCTTGAGGGCCCAGTACGGGTCCGACACGATGAATATTGTGTTCTTCAGTACTTCGTCTTGCCGCTCTGTCGCTGCGGGCAACAAAAAGTAACCGGCGTCGGGACGTCGAGACTTTGTTATCGGTATCGATAGAAACTGTGCGCGCTCAGCGTCGTTTACGTCGTACTGCGTTATCAAAAAGCCGCAAATGCGTCCGGGCAGGTCGTAATGCGGCATGACCAAGAATGTGCCATCAGCCCGCAACTGTTTTGGGCGCATTTCGTTGATTGTGCGGCATAACGAGAAAATCTGTTTCGCCGTCGCCACGCCGACATACCCGGTAGTATCTAGTTCTTGCCGGGCGCCAAGACTACGGAGTTTTACGGCCATGAGATCATCGCCGTGATCCCATATTTGCTCAGCCGCGGCGTGCCACAAATCGTCGGCGGCGGCCATCGCTTTTATTGTTTGCTCGTAGTCACCGAATGCGCCGTCAAACTTTTCGCGGTTAATCAGGCCCTGCGCTATTAAGTTTTCGGCGGTTTCGGCAGGGCTCGTATTCCATATTTTGCCGGCAAAGGTTATGATATCTCCATAGGCTAGGCACTGTTTGCAGTGCAGCCAAATGCCCGCCGTAACGGCGTCGTCAAACAAGTACAATGTAGGGTGTTGACACAACGGACAAGTCACAACCGCCGGAAACGTTGGGCTTTCTGGCGCGACGCCCATTGCCGACAGGGCGGCGATATGTTGGTGTCGGCTGATTAAACAGGTAGGTAACCCCATGACAGATACCCCGCTCGATCATGTGCACGACGTAAGCGGCCGCGAAACTCACCGGCTGACTACACTTTACGCCGCGCCCGATTTTGTTAAATCTGCCAATGATACCCGTTTAAACGGTGGGGAAAATCTGCCACGGCACATGTATGCCGACCAGAAGAATAAACTGTATCCTTGTCATACGGCGCCCGCAACATGGATGTCTGCGCTTTTCTTCGCGGACAAGCAGGCGCAGTTCAGCAAAGAGGCTGCAGACGTTATCCGCCAGCGCATCCGCAAGGCCGGCAAATACTTCGGCATCGACAGCCTCATCGGCGAGTTAGAAGCGAAGGTTGCGGCGCAGGCTGTTACATCTTTAAACGATCTGCCGGACACCGACTTTGCTATTGTCTGGCGCGCTGACTCGGGCGACGTGGAACGGCATTGGCCGCTGCGTAACGCGAAAGAAGTAAAGTTTGCCGCAGCGCATTTTAAGCGCTACCGCGACGACTTTACATTTGATGACCGCCATACAATCGCGAATAAGATTCTCGACAAGGCGGCTGAATACGCGGCCGATATTTCTGACGCTGACGGCACGCTTGAACTCTCGGCGGGTTTTGGAATGTGCGCAGCCAAAATGGCCAGTCAGATGTTACGTGACCGGGCGCAGATGGCCCGCACAAAACATCGTGATCTGTCGGATGAACTGCTGAAGTTGGCCGAAGTGGTCGACAACAATCCGGAAAAAGCACGCGAGTTAGATACGCGGCTAAAGGTCGCCAGTGTTGTTGACGCATTTGATCGGACAACACACCTGAACCGGCTGTATGACGCCGGCGGGCTCCCGCGGCCCGAAGAAGTGTTGTTTGCAGTCACTGAAAAGGTTGCGCGAGACTTTGTAAATCAAAACGTTGAAACCGTCACGGGCAACGTTTACGCGCTCGACGACCTTGAGAAGTTGGCGGTCGACGATGTGCGTGCGTGGCTTGGCGACGATTTTGCTGACGCGGTAAGCGCCGGCGGCGTGTATATGGATCGCAACAAACTGGCGACCATCGTACCGACGTTAGATCGCGGTATGGCTGCGATGCTTGATCGTCTGATGACGGAAAAAGCGGCCAACGCTGTAGTAAAGTCCGCAGCGTTTGAGCCGCTCCTTACCGACGACAAGTTATTTGAGTTGGCACGCGGCCAGAACGCCTAACTAATGCTGCACTAAAGCATGCGCGGCTTTTAACAGCGTGCGGGGCGACACCTCTTTGTAGCGGGTGTTGTCCCACGCAACGTTGTAGTCCAGTTTGCGGGCCCGTGCCTCGGCTTTCAGTTTGGGCATATAGTCCGGATGGACCCAGCGCATCGCCGGCTGCTTCGACTTCTTGCGATAATCGCATACGCCGATATAGTAAATGCGATTAACGTCTTTTACGTCGTATATGCAGCAGATACTGCCTACTTCGATATCTGTGCGCAGGTCAAGCCAGCGTGAGTTCTCACCGAAGCAGCGCCACAGATGCTTGCCGCCGTCGTCTAGGAAAACAGAGAACTCGTAGTTGATGAGTTTAAAAAGGTCGGCCATCGAGACCGTTTGCATCGCCGGCTTCGACGGTTTCTTCCGCTTTGTGATCGGGTTTGATTTCTTTACGGGCGCACGGCTCTTCATGTTCCTTCTCGTTGGTTAGCGAAATAGTCGCGGGGTCAACGTTTTGCGATGACAGACCCGCGCCTTGCTCCATTACAACAATGTCTTCACGGCGGCACTCTTCTAGATATCTGTGCCACTCTTCGTATGCTTCGGCGTCGGAGTGAGTGGGCCAATATGGGTCTTCAGGGAGTCTGTCGTTCCAGCCCATTTTGTTTTTGTGCCTCTGCGTCTCTTTTAAGTAGTTCGGCGCGTACGATATTCACGCTCTTGGGCGCAGTCAATCCTAACTTTACGCGGTCTCCGGCAATTGCAATTACACGCACTACAACGCCGCCGCCAATATGAATCTCTTCTTCCTTCTTGCGAGATAAAACTAACACAGCAATCCTTTCACATTTATGCGCTATGTAACATTCGTATCACTTCATCCGTGTTACCGTTTTCCAGATTTAATGCCTGCAACTGCGCAACAAGCAATTGTGTTTTAAGCCGGATCGACTGGTTGATGTCTTCTGTTTTGCCAGCCTCTAAATCGTAGATAGCATTGAACATCATCGGGTCGTCCGAAAACTCTTCCATGTTAGGCGACACGCGGGCCGTACGTAAGGCGATCCGCAAAATATCGGGGGCGTTAAGAATGCCCTCTTTGTCGAGCGTGGCGCCTATGTATGCGCGAATTTCATCTGTAAACGGTTCTGGGTCGTCATCGTCGGGCGGAGAGATGAGCAGGGCTTCGGTAATGCCCCACGCAACCTCTTCCGCATCGGCCGGGTCGAACGTCTCGGGGTTGTAGACGTCGCCGTCAAGCACGTTGCAAAAAGTAACAAAATCAGGAAGGCTTTTGAAGAATTTGTCGGTCGTCAGAATCTGAATAGCCACCATTAGGCGGTCTAACGTTAACTGCGGTAAGTCGACGTCAAACTCTTCTTCAATTTCCATCGTGATTGTGGACGGGTCCCATTCAAGGGCCTCGGTTCCGAAACGATCAAGAAACAGCGTCAGTAATACGCTGCCGAACGTTTCTTTACTCGTCCACACTTCCTGCATCAGTTTTTTTGGCATGGCGCCCAGCCCTATTCTCAATTTTCCGTACACCCCGTTGGTACAGGCTGTCTAGATTATACGCTAAGGTTTCAATCGGTAATTCCGGCAGTTCGTTGATTTCGTCGCCGGTTACGATGTCCATAAAACCTGTGCGTCCTGTCCACGTGCAATACCGGCCGTCAGCAAATATAAGTTGCTTGAAACAGCACACAGCGTTTTCGTCTTTTTTTGCTATCAGCGTGTTGTAGACCGCAGTCAGAATCAACATGCGCTGTGCGCCTGACAAGAACGAAAACTTTTCCAGCGTATCGGCAAGGATGAGAGCGCGCAGTTCGTGCTCTTCTAGCGCTATGGGTATTGGCTCTTTCCAGCCCGGTACGGTGTTCCATAGTGCGGAGAAAACAGCCCGTATCTGCAACTTGCTTAATTCCAGCACCTCGGTTACCATGGCTAGCGTGATGCCCGATTCCGGGTGTTCCTTTTTTTCGGAGACAGACATGATTTCCATTCTTGAGGACCTCGCTAACGTAACCAACAGCCGTGCTGAGTTTGTTGTCGCCGGCGACAACGTGGAAGAACTGATGCACGCTTCGACGTCGAATCTTGTTATCAAAAAGGCGGGCGAGGCCGGACTGCATAGGCCGGGTATTTCCAGTTCTAGCGGTCCCTACCCCGTTGATGCTGCCGGCAAGACAGACGACGAACTCCTGCTCGGCCGCCGCGGTCCAGTTGCGGCGTATCGCCGAGACTTCGTTGTTCTAGCATCAATCTAGTCCTCGTCAAATCCGAACGTGTCGATGTGCGCAAGACGCGCGGCATAGAACTCCGCGATCATCCGCGACACCTTTTTGAACTCCTGAATCATTTCAGGGACGACGCGCTTGACGAACGCCTTGTTGATGGCCTCAGCAAGTTCGTCTAGCGCGGCGCCGGAATATTTGGCCGTACGGCACGCCTCGGCAGATTTTCTGATATCTGCGTCGCGGTCGAGTCGTGTCTGCACAAATTTTGCGCAGATAAACTCGACGTTGTGTCCGTAAGCCTGTTCCAGTTCTTTTGAGTCCGGCGCGTCGAATATCGATCGCCCGGGCCACACGTCACCTTTCTTTGAGTCGGTTGACGGGTAGCGCAATTTGCCCATGTCCCAACCAAATGCGGCTGCGTCGTCATTAGGCTCAGCCATTACAAATTTGGGCCGTTTCGTTTCGGGCTTTTTGTCTAACGTCCTTTTTAGTTTTGTCTTGCGCATTTTCTGATACCTAAGAAAAATCGTGCACTGTCGATGGCGCATAGCCTGAGATCACACTGCCAATAAGGGCGAAAGGTGTGTCTCAGGCTATGCAGCCATCGAACGATCAAACAGTTTTATATGGGTTTAGTAGATACGCTCATCAGGGTCTATAGAGTACCCGTCAAGCGATGCGGCACAGGCCGCATAAGCGTCGCTGCGAATGCGCGACTCAGAATACGACAGCCTGACGATTTCCGTATCGTCTTCTTCGGTATCTTCGGGGCTGTCGTGGTTATGCTCATTGCGATCCGCGGCGGTAGCGTTGTAACCGCGGATTGTGGCGGCTGTGTATTCGTGATACCAGCCCGCGATGACTCCCTTCATTCGCGTATCTTTCACTGCGGCTAAAATTCGCATCTTCCAGTACTCAATTCGCATCTTCTGATCTGATGATCCGTCTAAGAGTGACGGCCAACGATCAAATGCAGAGTCTGGGCTAGATTCGATTTGTTCGATTGTCTCTTCGAATGTTCTCAGCCATTCTTCAGGGACAATCTGATGGGCGGGTCTTTTGGTCGCACGACCCTCAATAGCCGCCCATGTTTTAGCCGCTCCCGCGATTGAAACCATAACGTTCACTCCGTTACCACGTGAAACGCACCTGCTGATACCGGACAGCAAGTACATTTAATATGCCGCGTTTTTCCGCGCAATTTAGCGGCCAAAAACGGGTGGTAACGGATTTGATAGGCTATAACCTATCAGAATGTAAGTTGAACAACCTTGCCGCCGCCATTAACAAAGATGACGCGGACTTTCTCCGTGTCGAGCAGGCGTTTGAGTTCGTTTTTCTTTTCTGTGCTCAGGCCGGCTAAACAGGATTTGATGCGCGCCATTTCGTAGCGCTGCTTTTCCTGTCGCTTTTTTGCGCATGTGCCGCAACCCCCGGCAGCCGTGCGGAACACATCTTTCTTGTTCGCGAGGCACGGGATCGTTGTTGTGTACTGCACGTCATTAATCATGGACAAGATCGTGCTGTCTTCGATGACTACAAGATCACGCATTTTGTTGCCTCATTTACGGCGTTGGAATGTACGGCCCCGCGGCGTCGGAGGCCGGGCCTAAACCTGCAGCATTTTCAGCCGCAACTTTAAACATATACGACAGGTGGTTTTCAAGTTCTGTGACAATCAGCGTTGTCGCTGTGCTTGCTGGGTGCGCAAACTCTGTCCAGTTCGTTGTGCCCTCAAGCGCATACGCTACGCGATACGTAATGATC